TGCAAAAGCTCTATGAACGCGATGCCAGGGGCGGGACGCGCTATACTGAGATTGTGCGCGCTCACTTTAACGTGGTCTCCCCCGATGCCCGGCTGCAGCGACCGGAGTACCTTGGCGGCGGCCAAGGAATCATCAATGTCCATCAGGTCGCCCAAACGAACGCCTCCGCAGCGGGCAGTACGCCGCAAGGAAACCTGGCCGCTTACGGTACTGCCGCCGTCTCGGGCCACGGCTTCTCCAAGGCCTTCACCGAGCACGGCGTCATCTTGGGTCTGGTCTCGGTTCGGGCGGACCTGAACTATCAGCAGGGCCTCAACCGCATGTGGTCCCGGCGGTCCAAATACGACTTCTACTGGCCGGCCCTCGCCATGATTGGCGAACAGGCGGTGCTCACGAAGGAGATCTATGCGCAAGGCTCCGCCGCGCCGGGCGACGACGAGCTGGTGTTCGGTTACCAGGAGCGCTTCGCGGAGTACCGGTATAAGCCCTCGGTGATCACCGGCAAGATGCGGAGTAACTCCGCTCAGCCTCTCGACACCTGGCACTTGGCGCAGAATTTTGCGACCAGGCCGACCCTTAACAGCTCGTTCATCGAAGACAACCCGCCGATCGCGCGGGTCGTCGCCGTTCCAACCGAACCGGCTTTTATCGGTGACTTCTACTTCTCGATGCGCTGCGCCCGGCCGATGCCGGTCTACGGCGTGCCGGGTCTCATCGATCATTTCTAGGAGCGATCATGGATCCCTTTAGCCTGGGAGCCGCCGCTATTTCGGCCGGCGGCTCGCTGCTCGGCGGCATGATGGGCCAGTCGGGCCAGCAGGCCACCAACGCCAAGATGATGGAGTTCCAGAACGAGCAGCGTTACCTCAGCCAGCTCTACAATACCGCCGAGGCTCAGAAGAGCCGTGACTGGCAAGAGGAGATGTCCAATACCGCCTATCAGCGCGCCATGGCTGACATGCGCGCTGCGGGCCTCAACCCGATCATGGCGTTCGCCCAGGGCGGCGCCTCGACTCCTGGCGGCGCCCAGGGCTCTATCGGCTACTCGGGCGCCAGCCTGGGAAACCCCGGCGCCTTGGCCGGCGCCGGGGTCAGCTCGGCCGCTCAGGTCGGCAAGTTCTACGCCGACGTCGCCGCGACCAAGCAGATCGCGGCCAAGGACAAGTCCCAGGAGGAACTCAACAAGGCCTCCGAGGGCAACACCAAGGCCATGGAGGACCTGAACAAGGGTCTCAAGGTCAAGGCCGCCCAGGACACTGCTACCTCGGCCGCGCAGCAGAAACAGGCTGAGGAAAACGCGAAGAACATCGGTGCCGACACGATCAACAAGAACATCCAGGCCGGCATCCTGATGCACGACACGACCACGGCGGCGCAGCGCGCCCGCCTGGCTACCCGCGAAGCGGATGACGCCGAGCGCTACGGCTCGGGGCACTACGGCCAGGCCGTGGGCGCGGGCACCCGTGTTCTCGACACAATGTCAAAGGGCGGACCCCAGGATGGGTCCGACCTTATGGGCCGCATTGTCGGCCGTATCATCAATCAATTCCGGTCGGGCACTTCGAGCACCCCGCCCGGTACTCCTGGCCCGCTCGAGATCGACATAAGGAAATAGCGTATGAGCAAGAAAGCCCTTACAGAAACTGAGGTTATTCCTCAGTACGTCGGCTGGTACCAGCCGCACAAGCCCGTCAATTGGGATGGCCTGGTGGCCGATCCCAAGACCGGCGAGATGGTGCTCGAGCCGTCTATGACCAAGCAGTCGCATAAGGACGAATGCGACATCAACAACATCATCAAGTCCTACCAGGTCACCGGCATGGTGACCCATATCAACGAGCGGGCCGCCCAGGGCACTTACGCCGACCTGCCCGATCCGCTCGACTACCAGGAAGCGCTCAACATCTCCTTGGCCGCCCAGGCCTCGTTCGACACCCTGCCCTCCAAGGTGCGCGAGCGCTTCGACAACGATCCGGAAAAGTTCCTGCAGTTCATGCACGACGAGCGCAACACCGAGGAGATTTACGAGCTGGGGTTGGCCACCCGTCCCAAGGCCGCGGAGCCGGTTTCCCAACCTGATCCTGTGCCGCCTGTCAACCCTCAAGAGTGAAATAATCACTCAAAAATAAAAATCGTCGTACAGCGCGATTTGACCCCTCCCATAGGCCAACCTACCGGGAGGGGTCTCTTTTCGTCCTACGGCCAAATTTACCCCCTTAGCGACGTGTCAAGAAAAAAGCGCCCCCCCCTCGTTTTTAGGGGGGCGCGTTGGAAGCGGCCAGGCGCGGTCGTTTCCGCGCCGTCGCCGCGACTTCATCCATAGGCTTCGCCGCTAAGAAAAGTTCAAAAATCGGGTGCAGGGCAGCGCCCTGCGAATGCTCATGCCGGCCGCTAGGCCGCCCTGGAGAGCATTCAAGCGCGCCGCCAGGCGCCCGGACCATATTTCTTCTTGATATGATATGGTCCCACTGACACCAATAGTGGTGTCTAAACCTGAGCAGGTGCCCTATGCCGAAACGCCGCAAAATGTCCAACTCCCACTCCAAAGCCAATTTCACCTATCACGCAAAAAAAGTTCATCCAAAAAACACTCCTTCACTACCTATGCGCGGCGGCATTCGGCTCTAAACCAGTGCCCTGCTTCCACCCTATCAAGGCCTTCCGCTCGACCCTGAAGGGGTCGGGCGGTAAGGCCTTGATCACATTCAACCCCCTCAAAGCGATCAACTCGCACGTTCCCATGACCGTGCCCTGCGGCAAATGCATCGGTTGCCGCCTTGATCGCTCTAAACAATGGGCCGCCAGGTGCATGCACGAGGCCCAGTTTCATCAACATAATTCGTTCATCACGCTGACTTATGCGGATGAACATCTTCCGGCGGATAACAACGTCTCTGTCCGCACCTTCCAGCTCTTCATGAAGCGTCTGCGCAAGCAGTCGGGAGCGAAGCTCCGCTTCTTCGGGGTCGGGGAGTACGGCGATCTGTCCGACAAGGCGCACTACCACGCCCTGATCTTCGGCTATGACTTCCCCGACAAGAAGCTGCACAGCCGCAACCGCGGCAATCCTCTCTACACCTCCGAGCTGCTGGAGGCCGTCTGGCCCTATGGCCATGCCCCCATCGCGGCTCTCACCTACCAAACCGCTGCCTACGTCGCCCGCTATTCCATGAAGAAGATCGGCGGCGACCTGGCTGCGGATCATTACACCCGCCCTCACCCGCTGACGGGTCAGCTCGGTCGGCGCACGCCCGAGTTCGCCGTTCAGTCCCGTCGTCCAGGCATCGGCTCGGCCTGGTTCGACGCCTACAAAGACGACGCCTTTCCTTCCGACTTCATCGTCGTCGATCGCAAGCGGCACTCTGTGCCGGCTTTCTACACCCGCAAACTTTCAGAGGAGGAACAGCAACCCATCAAGCGGCGCCGTAAGGCGCAATCGGTCAAAAAACGGGCCGATAACAGCCCGGCCCGCCTCGCAGTACGCGAGGAAGTTCAACTTGCTAAGTCTCAAATGCTGAAAAGGATCATCTAAATGTTGCTCAAGGCTTATTCGATCTACGATAACAAGGCGCTTCAGTATCACCCGCCTTTCTTCGCTTCGACGGACGGTGCGGCCGTCCGGTCCTTCCGTGACCTGGTCAACGACCAGTCGACCACTGTCGGCCGGCACCCCGGCGACTACGTGCTCTACTGTATCGGTACCTTCTCCGATCAGGATGGCTCCCTGGATCGGGAGATTCCGTTGCGTCACGTGATGGACGCCGCCGCCCTGGTCGAGCTGCCGCCGGCCTCTCTGTTTGCCAAGCAGGAGGCCTAAACGATGTCTCGTATGCCATCGGTGATGTCGCATACCTTCAGCCAGGTCCCGCGAGCTGAGATTCCTCGGTCGAGCTTTGACCGCTCGCACGGCCTGAAGACCACCTTCGATGCGGGCTACCTCATCCCGATTTTCGTTGATGAGGCGCTGCCCGGGGATACCTACAGCGTCAACATGACGGGCTTCTGCCGGCTTTCGACGCCGTTGCGGCCTTTCATGGATAACGTGTTCATCAACTCGTTCTTCTTCTT